ATCCCAAAGTATGACTGCACTGACTGGTTAACTGCCTGCCAATCCATCTCACCCCTCTGGTACTTCCGCATCAAGGCTTTCAATCTCCGTTTCATGCGTTTGGCCGTGGACTTCCTCATCTTTATGTGGGTGGGCCATACACGAAAACCAACCCACTCTATTCCGTCCCTCACGGGGCGAATCTGCGTTTTGTTGTTGGTTTTTAAAGCCAGGTGAGTCAGGAGAAACTCTTGGATCTCAGCCTTAACCTCATGTAGATAGCACTTATTGTCGGCCAGCACAAGAAGATCGTCCATGTACCGGGCGTAGTATTTGACCTTCAGCTTGTGTTTGACGAATTGATCGACTTCGTTTAGGTAAACATTAGCGCTCATCTGGCTCACCAAGTTCCCCACAGCCATGCCGACGCCGCAAGCGCGGGTTTCATAGGCTATACTGCCTTCGGCTACGCCTAAACGCCCATCATTGGCCCGGATGATGTGTTCCAGAAGCCATAGGAGATCATCATCTTTGATGAACTTGGCATACAGGCTGAGCAGAATGTCGTGGTTTACCCGGTAGAAATACTTGTGGATGTCAAGTTTTAGAACGTACTTCAGATCCGGGTTGTGCCTTAGCCAACCATACACCCTCGCCAGGGCCTTGTGCGTACCTTTACCGATTCGGCAAGCATAGCTGTCATGGATGTATTTGCGTTCAAGGATGGGGTTAATAGTCATGTAGATAGACCACTGCACCACCCTGTCTCGGAAAGGGAGGGCCATGATCAGCCGCTTTTTCGGTTCGTGGACGTAGAATTCACGGTATGGGCTTTGCCGATAGGTTTTCCAGATGAGTTCATTCTGAAGTTCGATCAGGTTATCTTCGAGTAGATTTTCAAACTGCTGCACCTCTGCCCGGTTGCGTTTCCCTTTACGGGCGTTGCGATAGGCCCAGTACAGCGATCCGTAATCATAGACTTGCGGATATAGATTCCGATACACCTTCAATTTTGCATCTACCCTTGCTTCTTGTGATCTGCAACTGGTGGGTGGTGGGTATGACAGGCGGCCAAGACCGCCAGCCTCCCCACCGGGTTCTGTTTTTCGCCATTTCGGCGGGGGTGGCACCCCCTTATCCCCTTTGCACTGGACCTAGACCCGTGAGTCTAGGACTTCTGGCGATCAGGGGTTGAGCCGGGCGGAAGCCGATGTTGTTGCTCGAGTTCGAGCGCGGGTTGTTCAGGTTCAGAGACGGAACCCCGGCATTGGACGTGTTGTTCCAGTTGCCACCGCGCCTCGGCAAACGCTAATGGATACCACCCCATGGTTATCAGTTTCTGCACGACTTGATCCAGCCACCAAGCATCTTCCCAATTTCGGCCAGGTAGCGCGAAGTGATTTCATACTTCCTGAAAGGCAAGAAACCCAGCTCCATTGCCAGCCTGTTTTGCTGTCGCAGAAGTTCCAACTCCGCATCTAGCTCTGCAAGAAGTTCCCTTTTGCGTCTTGCTTTGTTCGCTCTGGTGATAAGTCTCATTATGCGGAAAAGAGTCTTCTTGATCTCTGCCGCCATCGTATGCTTCTCGCTTTTCGGGAACTGCCTCAGTGCCGGGTAAAGATACAGCGCCAGATCGTATGTCTTCTGCATGATTTTAAGCTCCATTTACTGCCTCCAATACAGATTACAACCTGCAGAACGCAGATTACCGATAATAAGCCGGGCGGAAGCCGATGTTGCTGCCCGAGTACGAGCGCGGGTAGCTCAGGTTCAGAGACGGAACCCCGGCATAGGACGTGTGGCCCCAGTGGCCACCGCGCCTCGGCAGTCGTTCGCCTACATTTCGCATGTACACCCTGCCGTTTCCAAAATTGCTATCTTGCGGATACAACCCTAACTGTGACAACAAACCGGGTGCGGTTAATCCACTAACGGCCGTCAAACTGCGGTAATCAGTGCTAGCAGATGTTGAGCCATCAGATTGGCTGGTTATAGTGGTGTTTAACTGGATGCCACCTGCACCATCAACTCCAGTTGCGTCATACTTTAGGGTTCCGGGAGTTCCGGGGTCAACGACCGAACCATCGGCGATAATCGCTTTCCACTCTGTGCTACTGGCGGTTTGATCTTTGGTGTTGTCTGCAGCATTGTTGTTGACAAGGATTTGAATTTCACCATCCATTAACCTAAGGCCACCAACCCATTCCCACACGTTGCCGTTTAAGTCAAAGATGCCGAAGGGTGTACCATCATGGCTCCACGTCGCAGGACCTGTCCCGGTAGCTGTGCGCCCAATCGTACCACCTGAATAGATATAACTTGCTTCGGCCTGTTCGGATGTCCGGGAATAGTCTCGGCCGTAGGAATTATTGCCCCTCGGCCAAAAACCGTTCATCCGGCACCAATTTAGGAGAAACGCCCACTCAGCGTTGGTTGTTAAATGCCATCCTGCTCCTTTTTGTTTGCACGCAGTCAGCGCTTGGTCGAAGGTTACGTATACTCGCGGGTCACGTCTGCGCAAGACCACGGCGCGCTCACTATCACCGCTACCCACAGTAAAGGCTTGATACTTAGCAACCCAAAGCTCGCTAACAGCCTGACCGTTGACTATGAATGCGGGGTGTAAGTCATTGCCCCAGCTAGAATCCAGCATGTTGAGCCGAGTTTCGGGGATTCGCACCATGATAGAAGGGTTGCCTTGGTCGTCAAAAATGACATCGTTACGCCCGAAACTGACGTCCAGAAGCCGTTGGGACATTTCTTTCTGCACAGCTTCATCAGTGGTAGGCCCACGCTCCAAGAAATGGTTCGTAATCCAGTCCTCGACAGCGCGGACATTATCCAAAAGCTCTCCACTTGTGTACTTGCCGCTAATAAATCTCATCGTCTAGCTCCCCCTCTTCTTCTGGCTCTGGTTGCGGAAACAGATGTGCATAGTTAGTTTTCAAGTCCCGTTCAAAGACGGGCACATATCGTTCAGCGTCCTCGGGAGTTCCCTTTACGGTCGTTTTGCCTTCTAACTCAACACCTTCATCAAAAAAACTCACCTGGATTTGATGGATTCCGTTGCCCATATCTGTGATTTGATATGTCATACCTCTAGCACCTCCACAGAAACATTTCCGGCGGTAGAAACAGCGTAGATGGGCACAGTAGTTGACGGGCTGAAGTCTATCTCGACACTTGCACCAGGCTCCAAAGACTGTCCGATGGTGTCGGTTATACTACTGCCTCCAATGCGGATCGCAACCGCCGGGTGCAAATTTCGGATAATCAGCTTGCTTCTATTGGCCTTCCGACTGGACCCGGCAAACACCTCCGCCACGGTGCTTGTTACAGTCTTGATTCCAGTAACAGGGGCACTTTCTACCACTTTCGTGCCAGATAGTGTAACTTTCTGCGTGCCATCCGTCAAGCTATTTTTAATCGCTTGCAACTCTTGCTTGACCGCTACCAACTCTGCTTGCGTGGCGAAGTCCTTGCCGTTGATAGTGTCAAGCAACGCCCGGACTTCTTCAAGTTTGGCGTTAGTGGCAAAGTCTTTCGAGTTGATACTGTTTAGCAGAACCCTTGCCTGTTCTAACTTTGCATCTGTCGCAAAATCTTTGCTGTTTATGCTGTGGAGTAGAACTCTAACCTGTTCCAACTTAGCTTCTGTTGCCGGCGACACCACATTACCACTAGCGTCTTTGAGCGTAGCAAAAGGTGCTCCGTGTTGTCCCTCTACCGGCTCGTACTCGTCCACCCCAGGCTTCTTGTACTGAGGTTTGGGCGATGCCAGTTGACCTGGTGGAGGATTGCCCTCTCTCAAAAGTCGATCCATATTATCCCTCCTAATACCACCTTGGCCGATAGGTCAAGGTTACCAGTGTATTTGTTGTGATTTGGTTTTCGCCAGGCAATAGTGCCCAGCTGTGTAAGACCCAGTCATCGTCTATAAGGTCAACGCGGTTAATGCCGCCAACCGTGACCGACATGTTGCGCTTATCGCAATCTACCTTAATCACACCGGTTGCGCCCGTCACTACAAACTCCTGGCCTGTGAGCGCATTGCTTACCTCAAGGCTCGACACACTGCTCGCTGTCGTGATGAGTGGATATGTTGGAGCTGTGCCCTCCACCGTGATCGTTTGGGTACCAGATATATTCACAGTCACCTCTGGTCCATACCAATAAGGGTCATGTGCGATCATCGGTATTTGCAATCCCAACTCTGCCCCGTCGTCAATCCAGTCCTGCGGTGCGCCCAGAGGATACGCTCGAAGAAATCTATCATGATAGTGCTGGCGGTACACCTCAATCGGCGGTTTCATCAACAAGGACAGGAGAGAGTCAAGTTCACGCTCAATCCTGTCCTTGTCTGGGTAGTATATACGCCCGTCTAGCACAAACTGCCTCGGCCTTAAAGTAGGTTTGCCTGTCACAACGTCACCGTCAAGCCCAAAGAGGGGCTGGGAGGGTACCTCGATTTCTAAAGGTACCCGCTTAAAAAACATGGTGAGAGGCAGGATTTTTTCTGCTCCGAGTGCGTTCGTTAGTCTTATCACCTGCCACCCCTCCCTCTGATACCAAAGCTGATTCTGGCAGCTAATGCCTTTTCAATTTTGTCAATCGTTGCCCGGCTAATATCGTCCACACCAGTTGTTGGTGCGGTTACGTTTAAGTTTTCGATAATCACTGTCGGACCCACAGCACCAACACCGGCCCCAGCAAACTCCAGTGTATTGAAGTTCGGCAACCTTTCATACAGGATTTGCCTAATGTCCTGGATAGGGGCAACTATCTGTGCCAAGTGAGCGAGTGGCGACAGCAGGTCCACCAGCAGATCACGAGTTGGTCCCGTGATTTCAGAGACTTGGCGCCCGCCGCCCCGGCCGCTCGTCCCTCCACTAGGCCCGGAGTCTTCTGGTGCCTCCGGCGCATCAATCCGGTGTTTCTTCAGCTCCTTGAATGGCCTCCACCCGAAGATGCTAATGCTTGCCAGTGCGTCTATGATACCGTTCCATAGGCCAATGAGGAACTCAATAACCGGCCGGAGGATAGCATCAAACAGCGTGACAACAGGGCGTAGTACGGCACCGATTAGCTCCATAGCTTTAGCAAAAGCCTCAGTCTCCATTAACAGTGATAAGAAAACATCCTGCCAGTTACCAGCTCTGATTGCCTTACCAACGGCCATTATAGAATCTGCGGCGCTTGTAACCGCAGACACAAGCCGATCCATTGGCGACCGAACTGCATCTAATGCTTTTTCCCAAGCTGATTTCTGTTCGTCAGCGATTTCCTCCGCTAGTTGGGCCATTCGTAGGCTAAATACGGCTTCAACATCAGCAAGGTCAGCTCCCAACTGTTTAGCCCGTTCGATTGCTTTTTCGTAGTCCATTTGGAGCAAGGCTTCTCTGTCATCGATGAGCCTAAGGTATTGCCTACGCCACTCTTCTTCGAACGCTTTGCGGTCTCTTTCCTCAGCTTTCCTGGGGGCGTCTAAAGCTTCTTGTAGTTCTTCACGAATCCTCTTGATTTCAAGAGCAGTTGCTTGTTCGATGGCAAGAATCAATTCTTGGTTGCCCTGGGCCAACTCAATCTCCTTGGCTGCAATGCGCTCCAGTTCCGCTATGCGGTCTTCCGCACGCTTTCGGAGTA